ATGTCTGACCGCATCGCGGTAATTACCGCCGCCATGAGCGCCGCCGCCGGTCGTGCCGTAAGCTCTGCCGCCGGTGTATAATGTACCGTCATCAAAATACATCCAGTTACGGCAGAGGATATTATTTTCATCATCAACTACTAATGCAATAAATGTTACATCATCGTTAAACATTTCAGCGACTACGTGCCTAAACTGACCGCCCGGACGGAAGCATGATCCGTTTTCAAAACCGCGTGAGCACTCGTCAAAATGCGTCCAATGTGCCGATAAAATGAAAGTATAATCGAGTTGATGTGTTAAGCGATCTACTACGGCAGAGATTAAAGTATCATGTGCATCGAGTTCGCGTTTGACTAATTCTTTACGAAGCGCTTTACCCTTGCGCATATCGGACGACTGGACGATATCAATTATTGCGCGAACTTCGCCGACTGTGAGAGTCGGATATAGTTCCGCGAGTTTTTCGGCGGCTGCATCCTCTGACACCTGCCATGTACCGGCGGGAACTTTAACGGCTTGGATATCTTCATTCCAGAAGCTTGATTTTTGCAGTAAGTTCGTTTTCATTGTATATACTCCTTTTAATTTGTCGGCAAGTATGATACAATGTATATAACTTGCCTTAGTTGGTTAGTTACTGAATAAGTCCGCTTGATGTGAGAGTCGGTCGGGCTTATTCGCATGGTACGGAGTTTTTAAAGATACCCCGATAAACTTATTATGTTACATTGCGTATTTTGTGTTGTATACTTTATCCCAAAGTTTATAATATGATGTTTCGATTTTTTCTAACGACTGCCGGATCGCGATTCTTTCTTCACGGTCGCCGGACGTTTTCGCAGCTTCGAGCGCTTCGTATAATCCGCCGATTATATTTTGCATATGGCGGAGTCTGTATTTTGCGTTTTTGTTCTCTGGCATTTTTTTAGTTCCTTTCAATTCATGTTGTTGTCTGTTCTGATATGACGATAACATGAAATCATGCTATTGTCAACATGAAATCATGCTATTTTATATTTTTGTGAATATTGCATGAAATCATGTGAGAATAGTTGTGCATATTGCATGATTGCATACCGCTATTTTATATGGTATATTATCTCAGAGGTGATATATCATGCCATTATCAGAAAAAAAGAGGATATCAAACGACAAATACATCAAGAGTCAAGACAATATAACGACTCGATACAGGTCCGGAAGCCGGACGCGCATACAGGCCGCCGCGGATCAATCCGGAATAAGCATGAATCAATTTATTGTCAATACAGTCATGGAACGAGTACAGGCAATAGAAAACAAGCCGACAAAATAGAATAGTAGAATACAACACAAACACGCCGGACGTATTACAGACGTTTACAGCGTGTTTTGTTATGGAGTGAATACAATGTCAACAGATATCCAGACAACCGGCAATAAGAAACTGCGGGCAACTCAAAAACCACCAAAGCCCGACAGTATAAGAAAGTATATACGTCAATCATTATACGCAGCCGACCTTCCGCCGATTGATATTAGCGACCCTGTGCAGGTAGACGAACGATGCAGACAATATATAGAATACTGCGAGAAAGAACGCATACACCCTGTTATTATAGGCATGGGCGCGTTTATAGGTGTACACCGTGACACAGTGAGAAACTGGATGAACGGCGTATACAAGGAAGATACGCACCTCGGCATTATAAAAAAGTGGGTAACATATATTGATTACATTCATATGTCACGCCTTGCGTCCGGCGATGGTGATACGATCTCTAGTATATATGTAAGCAAGGCGACCCTAGGGTACAGAGATTCCAGCGATATCAACGTCAATCTTACTGTCAATCCGCTCGGAGAGCCAGCATCGCCGGAAGAACTGGACGAAATAAAACAGAGGTATCTTACAGACTGACCACAATATATAGTATTTAGTGTGAGAATGAATACAGTTAGTATATAAATTGTGATTACTAGAATATGTGAAAATATCGCCGTATACGTTGCGGCAGTATGACGCATGGCGTATATTGCTATGTGCGATTGAACAAAATAAATATTATGTACATAGCGTTTTCGCGGCGATCCGACGCAGACTCTCGGCGTACCGGGGCAGGGGGTATACAGGGCGGGGCATGGTAGGCGGGGTACTCGCCTGACCACCCAAAAACACAAAAGGGACTATCTGCAATGAATCAAAATTGTGATATATGCTGCAAACACAGGGAATTACACAGGGTAAACTTCCGCAACAAAGACATATACGTTTGTGCGCGTTGCTACAATCGGTTGCTTCGCAAATATTCCTCAAAAAATACAGATTGTAATATAATCGGTCAAAAATGAGGTTTTGACACCGCAAAAACAACAACAGATTGTAATATTTGATAAAAAACGGCACATCTCGGCGAATAGTGGTGCTTTATGAATTGTCCATTTTGCGAAAAGGTGAATATAAAAAATCACACGCCGGAAGAAATAATAAGGTCGATATGTGATAAGCACAAGTCAGAGTCATATGGTGGTCGATTTTGTTTGTTGTGCGGTTCGGAAGATTACACAGATGGCTGTGAAGCGTGTGAGGATATGTTGTTTCGCGATAGCTTATTGGCGATATCGAACATGGCGGCACAGGGGACTGGCAGACAGGTGATATGACTGACACACTAGACGCGATACAAAAGCGTGAAATTGATTTACAGGCGGCTTTAGACTACTTCGTATACTGCAAGACGCTTTATCAAGAAGATAAGAGGTCGGCTATAGGTTATGTGAAGTGGATATTGCCGAAACTTGATTTAATAATAAAAGAGAGTGCTTTTTCGGACTTTGAAAAATCCGTGAACTGCAAAAAGAACTTTTTGTTACTTATCGCGCCGGATTGTTTTGACAGCTTTCTTCAAATACTGGAGTTTAATAGAGAACCGAGCGCGAAGTTTTATATCCCTCGCAGAAAACAATTACTTCCGTTAGTTGAGATGCTTCAAAAGCTGGCAGACGATGAATTGGACGAACTTTTCCTATCAACACCCGGACGGGTCGGTAAGACCACAACAGTTCAAATGTTCATCTTATGGATGATGGGTCGCGACAGCGAAAAGGCGAATCTTTACAGCTCATACGGTGATAAAAACTGCAAGGCGTTTTATACCGGAGTCTTAGAGGTCTTGACCGACAAAGATACATATTCGTACTACGAGGTGTTTCCTCAATCAAGGGTAGCTCACACAGACGCGAAAGATGAATTGATTAACCTTGACCGCCGGAAGAAGTACGCAAGTTTAACGTGTAGGTCGATAGAGGGCGCATTAAACGGGTCTTGCGACTGTGACGGGATTCTTTTGGCAGATGATATGATAGAGGGTATCGAAACCGCATTATCGGTCGATCGTTTGACATCGGTCTGGTTAAAGGTGGATAATAACTTACTAACCAGAGCGAAAGAAAAAGCAAAAAAGATATGGATAGGCACAAGATGGTCGTTAATGGATTGCATTTCGATCAGGCTTGACCTTTTACAGAACGAAGATAAATACAAAACGGTTCGATGGGAGTATTTAAATATCCCCGCGCTAGACCCCTTAACTGACGAGAGTAATTTCGATTACACTTTCGATTTAGGATTTTCGACCGAATACTATCATCAACGTAGGGCGAGTTTTGAACGCAACAACGATATGGCTTCGTGGTACGCTCAATATTGTGGCGAACCGATAGAGCGTGACGGGTCTGTGTTTAATCCTGACGATATGCGATTCTACAACGGGGTATTACCTGACGAGCCTGACAGGATATTCTTGGCTTGTGACCCTGCTTATGGCGGTACTGACCGATGTACGGCTGCGTATTGTTTTCAATACGGCGATGATATCTATATCCATGATGTTACATTTTCGTACGCGGAGAAAACCGTGACACAACCTGATATAGTGAGCAAAATAATGCACTACGAAGTACAGGCCGCGCGTTTTGAAGCGAACAAGTCAACTACAAGCTACAAAGAAGAAATCGAAAAACAACTTTTAGATAAAGGGTATAGGCTAAACATCACGACTCATGGATTTGCGCTAACGAGTAGTAGAGATGCAACAAAAACGATTGCAAACAAACAGGCGAGGATTTTCGATAAAGCTCCTGAGATCAGGGAGTTTTATTTCTTAGAGGACGGGAAAAGGTCAAAAGAGTATCAGGCGTTCATGCAGAATGTTTACTCGTTTAAGGTTTTAGGTAAAAATAAACAAGGCGATGACGCGCCAGACTGTTTGGCTATGGTAGCTTCGATGGCAAGGGGTATAGGAACTCCTACCGGAAGCATTTTTTCGCAAAGTAAGTTTTGGGGAAGATAAAATGGAAAGTATCGGCAGACACAAATTAACAACTACATACGAGATCGTAGATTCAAGCAACATACTTGACGTTATAGCCGATATTTTACCATCATTCAAAGAAAACTGTGATACCTGTGAGACTTTATTCAATTTCGTTGGCGGCATACAGCCTATTCTTAACCGTCCTGACAGGAACGATGCGAACATTGCGAATCGGCTTACAGAAAATCGCGCAACTGAAATTGTGAACTTCTGGGTCGGATATATGGTCGGGTCGCCTATCCAATATATAAACT